CATAAGTGCCAATTTACGTGTTGGAAGTACTACGCGACCTAGTTCTGTCTGTGTGACATCTAGTGTTGTAGTTGCTGGGATTGCTACTGCATCTGGGTCTACAGTTTCAGCGAGTGTTGCACCAGCAATTGTGGTGTCAGCAATATCGTTGTAGAATTGGAAACGGATAGAAGAACCGTCGTGGGTTGGAGAACCAATTTTCTTATCTGCAATAGCGCGGAATTGAGGAGTTGAACGAAGGTTTAATTCGATTAACTTATCATACGCCATTGTGACAAGATTGGAACCAACACCAGAGGTGGTAGTTGAGTAGATATCAGGCATTTGCTGACATCTCCTTTCTTGTTAGGGTTATGCGACGAACTAGAGGTTGCCGCTTAGTAAGGACATTATTTCTTCTTCTGAATTTGCAGCAGCAAGTTTGCGCTCAAGGTCATTAGAAGTTCCTGGCGATTCTAATCCAGTCAGAACATTGTCCATTTTCTTTAGAGAATCGATATCTTGATTATTGACAGACTTGGTTTCTTTAGATGGTATGCCGAACACGTCAGCATTGTTATCTAGCCAAGCAGCGATAGCATCTTCAGATGCCTCGATATCTGATGGAACGAATGCGGCGACTTTTGGATTAACGCCACGAGATGCCAAGGCATCTTTTAAAATCCGCTCTTTTTGGGCTTTGGTGAGTTCAGAATAGTTGGTTTCCAACTCCTTGCTTCGACGCTGTTCAGCCTTTAGGGCTTTACGTAGTTTCTTAACAAGGTCTGTGTCTGTGTCGAATTGGTTCTCGAAAGAGACATCATCTTCGTCTTCATCTTCCCATATGTTTTCGCGGTTGTTGCTCATTTGCAACCTCTCCCTTTGTTAGTAGTTGTCGCACGCCTCAACAAAGAATGGGGATTCTCATTGGCTCGTGCTATCGGTATTTTACGCAAGTAGGTCCGATGGTCCCTACAAGGATTCTATATTTGTCCGAGAGTCGGAGTTGGTAAAGATGTTCTATTTAAGAAATCAGTAGAACCTCTAAAACTTGCAGATTCTTGGGCAGCAAGTATATTAAAGCGTTCTGAATCCATACCCATAAATTCTTCTTGTTGAAGTTCTTTCTGGATAGTTGCAGCGCTAGCGGCTTGTGGTCCTTGATAAATGCCAGAGACTTTAACTGTAGGCATAATATCGCGGGCAATTCTACTAAAGCCTCTTGCAGCCTCATTAGCAATCTGCGCTTCGTTATAACCCTGTCTAGTAAATTCAGCAGCCTGCTGCTTAGCGAATTCAGTTTCTAATTGAATTCCGCCTTCTCTAGCACGGCGAAGAGCCTCTGCTGCAAATGCACCGGTATTACGGTTAAGTTCCAGTTGCTTCTGTCCAATTTCTGGACTAGCAAAGAAGCCTGTTAAATCTTCTGGCTTTGAAATATAATTTAATTTAATTAGAGTATCAACGTAAGTTTTATCAGCGGTAATACTTCTTAGACGAGCAGCATTTAGGCGCTCATCAAGTTCAGAAACCTTTACATCGTTCTTTAAGTATTTCTGCATAGCATCGTCGGTCTCGTATAAACTTCCAGGATTATACTTTTTGATTGTCTCTCTAAGACCTAATACCAAAGGAACCAATACTCCTGGTGGCTTAGCAGATGAAAGACCATCGTTAAACTTACCAAAATCTGTGTAGTAAGGAGACGGTATTTCTTGACCAGTCTTTTTAGACTTGTATGACTTAACATTCAAAAATATATCAACAGCGTTATCTGCGTCTGTAATGCCATCATCTAGTAGAGATGCAAAGAATACCCCTGCTCTATCTGCTGTTGCAGCAGGTATTCCAGCGCTCTTTAATTTATTAACTAAAATATAAATCTGATTAGTTTGGTCAGCAGTTACTGTTGGAACACCAGAACCACCAGGAGTAACAGAGCCTGTTCCAGGAAATGGTTCTGTAGCAGGTCTTGCTCCAGGGATTATTTGACCAGCAGTGTTTTGGTATACTCCAAATAATCTTTCTTCAGTTGCAGTAAGTGCAGTTATAGTTGGGTCTGGAGTTTTAAAAGTTTCACGAGTAGGGGTTGGCTTTGGAATATCAGGAATATATGTAGGGGTGCTATTAAACCACTCGAAATCCATTATTTAACACCACCCTGTAGATTGAAAGCAGCGATGAGTTTATCGCCAATGTTGCTATAACTTGTAAACGCTTCTTCACTTGCCTTCCAACGCTTAGTTGACTGAACAAGACCATTGAATTCATTGTTATCCATTAATCGCACTTTGTTATCGGCGGTCTTAAAGTTAACCGCTGACTTAACAAGTTCTTGTGCTTCATTGTCATACTTAAGACTTTCGGCAGTAACTCCCCACTTTTTAGCAAGTGAGTTTCTATAAACAGAAGCATAGGTTTCTACGCTATCTCCATTTAGGAGTGCTTCGCTAATGCTTGGGTAAAATGCTGCTGCTTGTTTTCCAACAGTCTGCTTTACTTGCTCTATCTTTGTATTGTATACGTTAGCGTCAGCAGTTCCAATAAGGTCTCTAACTACACCAGCAACTTGAGAAAACTCAGGCTCAGGTAACATATTGTCTCGATAGATACCACGAATATCGTCGTAAATTCTTTTAGTATCTCCGCCAAGGTTAGTGGCATCAACCTTAAGATTCTTAACAAGGTAGCGATTTAAGAAAGCGGCTTGTTCTGACTCTGTAAATCCTTCGCCAACTGTTACATCTTTGTTAAAACCTTTAGAACGGTATGATGTTCCTTCAGCCTGTTGAACTCTGGCTTCAGCATTCCATTGGTCTTTAAAACTTGTTATCTGCTTCTGGGTAGGGTATCTGCCATAGGCTTTGTAGTATGCTGTGGAAAGTTTATCGGAAGCATCACCAGCATCAAGCAATTTTAAAGCGGTAGTTAAAGTCTTTGTTACTCCGCCACCAGAACTAGCGGTAAGTCCTTTTGATGCTTTGAAGGCATAAGTCTGGTCTAAGAAGATTTCAGTAGTAACACCATTTAACTTTGCTGTTTCGACAGCCTTCATTAATCCGCTGATATCACTTGGGTCAAGAATTCCTAGAGGAGTATTTCCTTTGCTGAGTTTATTTTCTCTAAGCAGTATCTGGATATCTTCTAATCTGTTATTATTTCCTACTTTAGAAGTTCCCGGAACTTTCCACGCCTGTATCTGTTCTTTTACTTTTGCGTTTTGGCCAAAGTTATCAACGCCTAGTGCAGCGGCAGCAGACCCTTGAGATTCAAAAGAATCCCTACTGTTTACTGCTGCTGCCATTTTGTCTAACTCTTTTTGTAAAGTTATTTGAGATTGAGCAGTAGGAGGTCCTTGAACGTTACCACCGGTTTCTAGACTGGCTGGTGGTGGTGTATAAGTAAAAGGAGTTTGGTTTTTAGGTTGCTTTGCTGGCTTTTCTTGTCTCCCCTGAGCAGAAGTCTCTTTAGCCTCATAGCCAGGCATTGATTTTAATTTAGTTTCAGCATCAGTTCTTTGCTTTTTAAGAAGTGCTGATGGAGTCCGACCTAAGGCTTCTAGTCTTTTAATTTCATTGTCGAAAGTATCAAACTGCTTTTGAGTTTTAGCAAGTTCTGACTTATCTGATTTAGCATTAAACTCTTGAGTAGCCTTAGAAACAATAGTATCAACTCTGGCTTTAGCAGCATCTCTTTCTTCTTTAGCCTTATTTAGTTCAGTAATAGCATCATTAAAGGCAGCCTTGTTAGTAGTAGGAGTTGAATCTGCTTTTCTTTGAGCATCGGCAAGTTTACGTGTTGCTTCGGCATTTGCTCTCGCAGCATTCTGCCAGCCTGGGTAATCATTTATGAAATCATTAAGCGCCATTATTCACTCACCTTTAACTCTCCAGCGAATACGCCGTAATACATTCTTGAAAATGCAGGGTTTGCCAGCATTAGTTGATTAGCCAATATGTTCAATCGATTAACACTTTCTCTTACAACCCAGTTGGAACTTGATAAACTTGGTTCAGCAGAAACTCTTATATCCTGTAGATACTTATACTCGCTAATATAAGCATCATAGAACTGCTTTGTTTCTTCATAAATTGGAGAATCTTGGAAGGCATCGTCTTTGATAGCCTGACCAACCTTAGCAATCTTGGCTTGAGAAGAACCAATCTTTACATCTAGTGCTGGGGCAGCGCCACCAAATCTTTCATTCAAAGCGATTATCTGGTCACGATACCAGACATCTCCAAGACCACCACGTGCTTGTTCTTCAGAGATTCTAGACTTAGCCATTTGATAAACAAGGTTAGCGGCTTGTGATTCTAGTTCTGCTGAACTTAATTGACGACGGCGACCTGTTGACTTCTGCCAGTTATAATAAGCAGTTGCTGCTTCTCCACCAGGAAAGAAGTATGGAATAATATCTGTATTAACATCTGAGTATTTACCAGCAACTTCAGGGTGTGCGTTGATAAATGCCCAAGCGTCTCCTGTGCCTCTTACAGCACGAGTTGAAGCACCAATGATATTTAGAATGTTCTTGATACCAAAGGTATCTGCAAACTCTCCAACAGCAGACCAATAATCGCCAGGATACTTTTGAACTATCTGGTCCCATTGGCTATACATTAATGTTTGAGTGCGTAATACGCCGTCTTTGTCTTTAGCAAATACTTCTTGTGAAGGTGTTGCTGGCGCAATTGACTGGAAGAATCCGCCTAGGATTCCAGCCCATTTAGACATTGAACGAGCATCATTAAACATTTCGTTTCTTGCTGCTTGGTCAGATAAAGGGTCATCGCCATAATCACCAGTTGATGCTAGATATGAAGCCCAGTCTTTAACATTCTTTTCAGTCATAGAATCATTTCCTAGTAAAGCAAAGAATGACTTGTTTAACCAGGCTGGTATTACATAATCAAAAGCGTTTTTTGGTTCTCCAAATGGAAAGATTACTTTACGAATAGCATCGTATCCAGGACCAAAGGCTCCAGACTTTCCGCTAAGTTTATAAAGAACTTGTGCTGTTGGACCAAAGCCAGGAAGAGCAGGATTAACTTGACCCCAAGCAACGTTAAGTGCTTCTACAGGGGCTGTTAGTTGTAACGCTTGTCCAGAACTTACGCTCTTGCCAGCAATTGCTCCTATTAAGGAACCTGCTAAAGGATATCTAAAACGTTGCACACCGAATTCATCTGTGTAAAAGAATCCTTGATTCTCGTCATAATTGACACCAGTTAAGTCGTAGATAGCACTTGTTCCTGGTTGAGTCAATGCATTAAACGCACGACCTACTTTGTAGAACTGAACTGGATTGTCAAAGAATAATCTAGACCAAGTTCCCATAGTATTATATTGCGCTTGAGCGAATGGGAATATAAGGCGTATAGCGTTAGCCGCTTGGCTTTGCTTTGTAGCATCATAGAATAAATTCTTTGTATATTCTGATGCTTTCTTGGAAGCAAGTGAGTTTATTTCTGTTACAGTCAAATTGCCTTTAGCGGTTTTACCAGCAGCACGGTCTTTAATCTCTTTGTCAATTGCTCTAAGAACTGGATGACGACGCTTGCCAATTTGCTTGCCACCAACAGTTAAACCTAGTAATGACTTTCTAGCCTCAGGTGCTAGTTCTTTGAGAGCCTTATCGGACAGCGTAGGAACATAACGACCTACGAAATCCCAATATGCCATTCGGTATTCAGGGGCAAAGTTAACAACGTTTTCTATTTTAGTGGCAAAACCAAAGAACCAGTCTACTGCTTTGTCAAGACCAATAGTATTTTGTTCTAGTATTCGTTTTTCACGAGCAAAGATTACCTGTGAGCCAACAAGACTATCTCTTGAAAATGTTCTTGACAGCATACTTTTAAATACTCTATCTTCATCTGACATATCGGCAACGTTTTTTAATTGCTTATATGCAGGAATCTTTATCTTTTTACCAGCAACTTCTACCGTATTGCCACCAAGTAGGGAGCGAATGCTAAGAGCATTTTCTCCAGTTCCTGATATGTTGTTAATTGCTCTTAATACAGAACTACTTTCAAGGTCAAACATATAGTTCTTTAGGTTCCCAGCAATTATATTATTTGGAGAAGTATCATATTTGCCATTTACTTTTTTAGTGTTTCTGAGAAGTAAGTTAGCAAAGTTATTGCCATCTAGACCTTGACGACCACCACTTACTAGTGATTCAATCATTCCTTCGTAGCCTTGACGTTGGTTAATAATGTCGTCAATTACGGCATCCCAACTATTAGGGTCTACGGCGTTTGCTACAGTTTGAACGAATCTATCTGAACCAAATCTAACTAAAGTGTTGGCTAATCCTTTATAGTAAGCGTCATCATCTGGAGTAATAACTTCATACATCTTGCCAACAAAACCATAACGGGTATCACCGCTGTTAATTTGGCGTGTTAAAAACTGTAAATGTTCTCCAACTGCCTCTGAAAGAGCCTCTTGAACATCAGCATCTTTGGTTATAAATCTATTACCTAAAGCATCATTCTGATACTTAGCGGTTTTAGCAAGGAACTTTCTCCAAGTATTGCCATTAGGGTCTGCTGCTATCATAGCAATGTAGCCAAATGGGTGATTAAATAATGAATCGTGCCCAGAGAATAATTGACGGAACTGCATTTCGCCAATGTTACGTAGAACATAAGCACCACGAAATGCTAGTTGAGCAGTTCTCCATCTATCGCCAAATCCAACTGAGAATTTATCAAGTGCTACTTGAGTCCCGTATATAGCCTTGTTATTTTTGTATTCATTTATAACTTGCTTTATTTGACGAGTATCTGGAAGTTTAATTACATCATCTAAGAATTGATATTCAAAGATAGCCTTATCCCCACCAAAGCCCATAGTTTTTCCATCGACCATAGCGATTTGAGGCAGTTCGCCTTTAGCAAACTTTTCAGGAAAGTATTGTTTAACAAGGTTATTTTCAAATCCTTGAATTTTAAATGCGTCTTTTAATTTATTTTGTAGTTTTAAGTCATTAGGGTCTAATTGTTTAGCAATAGCAACGTGTGTTTTATCTATGATATCAAAAGCAACGGTTGAGCGTTCTTGGTTAGTTGTTGTTTGAGCAAGACCTCTAATAGCATCATCAATGATTTCTCTAGGAATCTTAGCAGAAACCATCCAGTTTTCAATGCCGTAAATTAATCTATCTAAGTTATCTAAAGGTAAAATGCTATGACGAACAAACGGAGTTCCAATTTGCTTGCTCCAGAACTTGTCTATTTTTTCAATTACCTTGATAGCATTAAGTGTCTTATCCATAGGCATGACCATCTTGAACAATGGTTTGTTCTTAGC